GCTTGAGTTATATAGGAATTTAGTTTCAGCAGTCGCCTCAGTAAGAACAATGCTCGCAATTGGATACAAAGCCAATGCAAAGAAGCAAGTGGTTAGTCGCCGTGTTGGAGTCTATTTTCGCATAATTTATGCGAATGGCACAATGCGTGGGATGCCAGCAAGGACGGTTTATTCCATCCTGATGGGGCCACCTGCTAAAGTAGCGGGTAGTTTACCTATGAATGTCGCGATAATTTCCTCATTGGCGATAAATTGTGAACGGGCTGTAAGGAGAGGCCTCGAACCTAGTCTAATGGTTCGACTGTTTGTGGAGGGCTCCTCGTACTTCTCGCGCATCACCGTGATGTTAAAACCAGCAGGATTGGATCCGATTGAGTTTTCTTCAAGTGAGCGTCGAGAGTATCGTACCCTTGGTGTGTCTATCACACACGATCGGGTGACATTCCGGATCAAGCGCTATATCTTAGAAGCGGCCCCCCATTTGGGGGGTTTCGGCATACTCCGCCCCGGAGAGACCAATTACAATGAGGGGGTATCAGTATCTCCACCTCTGTTCAAGAAGCAACTAGAGGTGTTGGGCCGTGCCCTAGCTCGGCGTGAGCGGGAAGAAGTTGACTTACCTGGTGTCGAAGACTTAGCCAGTCGAGCAGCGGGATATATGAAAGAGACGTTGGGGTATGAGGCCCCAGCGCCCAGCGTAGAACGTTTTCGCCGCGACGTTAGATTGGGAGTGCTATGTTCTAAAGGCTCTGGCGAGTTGAATCTCGCCAAGCGGAGGATCACACTCCTATCTACGATGCGTGTGGCCCGTCCTCGTAGAGTTTACGATACGACAGGCGGGCAGAACAGGGGGGCAAGTGATGCTATAAATAGCGTTGCGAGGATATATGCCGGAGCGGTATCACGGCGCAATGACTGTATGCTGGAGTGGGATTGGTTGCGTTCAGAGATGAAGCAATTCAAGGCACCACCTGCGTATGGTTGTTTGAAGCGTTTGTGGTTTGGTCTCGGGCAATACGTTGCAGCGGAGCTCAAGGGTGACACCTTAAGCGAATTCATTCATCTTGTCATGAATTATGCTAGTACGACGCGGGCTTTGGCGCACGTGGTGCGGTGTAAACTTAGCGATAAAGAAATTCTACGCTACTTGTTGGGAGAACTTGAACCAATGAGTGCTATGTCGCAATCACTTCCAGCTGGTTTACAGCAACTCAATAAGAGCGTGTTTCAAACTGAGTTTCTGAAGGCACTGGAACAGGGAAGTTATCGAATCTGCGGGTTCGAGAAGTGGTTTGCGCTAATTGAACGAGACGTTGTGTCCACGCTTTTACG